GCTTGCGACTGCGCAGATCGACCTTCTTCCGCAACCGCTTGGTCGCCTCGATCATCGGCTCCAGCTTTTCCGCGACGTACTGCTTTGCAGCTTCAGCCTTGGGAAACAGGATCAGAATTGGCGACGGGTCGAGATCGATCCACTTGCCAATGGCATTACCCAGCACACCCGACGTCCAGGCAACCTGGGCCGACTTGCGCCCCACGATCTCGAACACGTTCGGGTCGTCAAGCGCCTCAAGCGGCCCGCCCGGCCAGATCAAGTGCGGGGTCATGTCGAAACGATACTTACCTGGTGCAGCCGACTCCTCGGGAGCCAGCCACCGGAATCGGTCTGCCCACTCGGCAATGGTCATTCTCGGCGGGGGCGCCCACTTGCGGCAGACACGGCCCATGGCTTTACTCGCCGTCTTCTTCAGAGCCCTCCTCGTCGTCCGACTCGTCAGAATCCCCAGCGAGATCGTCATCCTCGTCATACGCGGACAACCTCCTCAGTATTGATTCGATGGGCTCACGGATCAGCTGGTCATCGACCTGCACGCCATACTTGGCCGACAAGGTCGCCGCCAGCTCATCAGGAAAGGTATTGAGCAGCTCGATCTTCGCGGCGGTGATCACCGCTTCGAAGCGCTCAACCATTTCGGCCTCGATCACCACTTCACCCAGCTCACGGGCCAACGCGATTTCTTCACGGTCGCCACGTAGGCGATCGAGACGATCGCGTGTCGATTCTTTCTTGCCGTTCAAGGCGGCCTGGCGCATCAGCCACTCGATCACCACCTGGGTGTCGTACTGGTTTTCGTTGCCACGGCCAACGCCGAACTCAATTACTGGCATGCCGTCCTTCTGCCAGCGGCTCAGGGTCCGTTCATCGCGACCGATGATCTCGCCCAGTTCAACCTTGCTGACTGTCTTGCCCATCACTAAGTCCTTGAAAAGACGGACATCCCTGCAGCAATTTCAGCTGCAGAGAAACCGCGAGTCTGCGCACCCGTGTAGGGGGCGGCCCCGGGGGAGGACCCAAAAATCGGCGGGCGCCGCCTGGGCCAGCATCGGGCCGTGGTCACTGACCCGCCTCCCCGCCGGCGGGTGGCGCCTGCTCCAGTCCCAGGCGCTTCGCAGCCCAGCGCATGTAGAGGTTGATAGCAACATCGGCACCGGCCATCGCAGCCAAGCAACCAACGGCCGCCGCCGCCCATACCGAAACGCCGAGGGCGTACAGCAGCATGTTGGTCGAAAGCCCGCAGGTCACACAGGCACCAGAGCGCAACGCCAACCGGCGAATCAGCCCCCAACCGCGAGCACCCGCCATGTCGGCCCGCCACATTTCTCCCGAAACACCGCCGACCAGGGACAGCACGATCACCATCCAGATCGGCAGTTCGGCTAACGTTTGTTGCTCGCTGTTCATATAAGCCTCATTGGCAAAGCAAGGCGCCGGAAAAAGAAAACCCCGCCGGTTGGCAGGGTTCTCGATGCGCCGAAAAGTCGGAGCGGGTTGCACAGCACAGTGCTTGTAGGGGAAGCGCCTAAGCGCACTTTTCATATCGTGATGCCTTTGTACATGCCACCGGAAAAACCGAAAAGAGCCTATTTACGGTTCTCCGCTTCGGCGCTACTTCGGCGCATCTTCGGCGCACACTCGGCGCATACTCACCCGACGAACGGTCTGCTGCCTCACTCGCCCAGCCCGAGCAGCCAGGATGGCAAATACCTGCAGGTGCAGGGCCTTTACCCAGTTCCGGTAGGTGCGGTCAGCATCCTCAGCCAGCCCGACTTCGCGCATCTGTATCCGCACCGTTGTGCCGAAAAGGTATCGATGGTGAGCCAGCTTGGCCAATGTTGCCCCTCGCGCGTCGCGTCTCTCCAGTTGGGCCACTGCCGCGTCAACCTCAGCCGCAGCGTGGTCAAGACCAGCACCCGATACCAAGATCCGCGAACCTGACGAGCCGCCGCGTGGTGCAGAGCCCTTCCATTCCATGATGGTGCCCATCTGGCTACCCAAGCTGGCCTCCAGCCCAAGCTGAGAACGCCGCTCCCCCCAATGCTTCATCAGTTCGCCAACCAGACGCAGGCGCTCGGCCTGGTCGATGAGTGCCGCCATATCGATGCGATGCAGTGCGAGGTCCACCTGCTGCTGTAGGCGCAAACCTTGGTCATTGCTCATCGCCAGCCTCCCGATCACTACCCAACACGAATTTAGTCAAACCCAACACAAACCCAACACACTCGAAAGTCAATAAATTCAATGGTTTAAGTGAGCATGTGTTGAGTGTGTTGGGTGTGTTGGGTTTATCGAGGCTCGCATAGAGATTTTTCTCACCTTCGGAATCACTGTTAAAAAAAGCGCGCCTGCGCGCGCGCGTGCGCAAACCCAACACACCCAACACACATGCCATCCACGCCACGGAATTCGGGGCTCTAACCTGTGTTGACTTACCGAAACAAACCCAACACAGACCCAACACACCCAACACACTTGCCGACGGAATCATGCTGCGAGCCTCTTGATGTGGTCCCAACCGTCCACGTTCCACCCAGCCAGCTTTGCTCGGGCACGCCATTCGACGACGTTCTTGCCCAGCTCGGCCGCCACTGCGGATGGGGGCAGGGAAGGATCGCCATCACTGGGGAAGAAGAACGCCGCGAACCGTCGGTTGCTGCCGTCTGACCAGGGAATGGCCCTTGTCTTCTCCACCTTCGCACTGAACATCAACGAGAACTTGGTGTGGCTCATGGAGTTCTCCTTGTTGTGGGAACACCACTCCAGGAACATTGCGTAAACGTCCGAGGTCAGGCAGCAGCCCCACAGGCCATGCCCCAGCTCGCCGGCTCGCCAGAGGTAGAAGAAGGTCTGCCAGGCCGTGCGGCTCAGCTCGACCAAGCGTTGGCGGGCCTCGGTTTCCGGCGGGCGCGTGCGCTGGTTGAACTCACCCAGCTCCACGTCCAATAGCCAGCCGTACAGCGCCGCGACGCCACCGCTGGCCAGCTCACGGGCGATTGCCTTCTGCCGCTCGGGCGGCAACGTCTCCAGCGGCCACATCACCAACATTCGGCGGTCACTCTCGCTGATCGGCCAGGGCATGATTTCGTTGCTCAGGAACACCGAGTTCATGTGGTTGGCTTCTTCCCAGCCGTTGATAAACTTCGACTCCATGCGCACCGTCTTGCCGGTGATCATGTGCTTGATCTTGCCCACCTGGTTGTAGCGCTGGTCGCGGCTGACAACCTCTTCGAACACCGCCCATAACTTGCCGCTCTGCCAGGCGTTGAAGTTGCCTTCGAGCTGGGTCTGACCAACTGTTGCGCCGTACCGGCCGTACAGCTCGCCCATGATGTCCGCGAACAGCAAGCTCTTGCCTGAACCTTCCATCGTGGAGTGGAACAACACCGCTGTATCCATCTTGGCGCCCAAGTGCTGCAGCGGGTAGGCCAGCCACTTGACCAGCCAGTCCAAGGCAACCGCGTCGTGGTTGCACAGGAACGAAATCAGCCACCGCAGGTTCTCGCAGGCAGCGTCATCCCGCACCGGGACAAGCGGTAAGCCCTCGAAGGTGTTGATGTAGGTCGCAGGGTCCTTTGTCATTGTCGGGTCGAACACGATGTGGTCGACGTCGACCACCCGGCGACTTGGGCTGTTCAGCCAAAGCTGATACGCATCCCCCAAAGCCATCTTCACGCTGCCCTCGGGCAGGCGCCGTTTCTTCTCCCGATCCCAGGCTTCCTTGGTACCGTCGATGTACACATAGCGGTCGAGCGGTGCGAGGTTCAGCGCCCCGCCCTTCTTGCTCGACATTTTGCGGGCCTGCTCCAGTTCCTTGACCTGCTCGGACGAGACCAGCTTCTTGTCGGTGCTCTCCATCCACTGCTTGGCAAGAGGTTTGCCGACTAGGGCTTCAAAGCCCGACCGCTTCATCGACTGCCCCTTGTCCATGTCCCACACGTTCGTGGTGCCCTCGACCAGGGCGAACCGGCGCTTGGCGCTTTTTAGCACTAGACCCTCTCCCCCTTGCCCCCCGTCGGCCGAGAAGGCGGCCGTGCTGGAATCACCTTGTCGGGCCTCAACATCGGCAGCCTCATCGGGCGCTGCACCCGCCTCACCCTGTTCGGCCTGCTCGACCACTGATGGGGCTCGGGGAAGTTCGCCCAATGGCGGCGGAGTCGGCGGGCGGGCCTTGGCATCAATACCCAGGATCTGCGCAGCAGCTCGGGTTGCTGCCCGCTGGTCACCGTTGTGCATCAGGATGCAGAACACATCAAACGCATCGTTCTTGTGTCCGTTTGCAAGCGGGTCAGAGGTATGGTGCGAGTACAGTTTCTTGTCATCAGTGATCGTCACTCCTGGCAGGCCAGAACTGCTTTGCGGGCACAACCACTTACTTCCAACCCGCTTGTAGCCATGCGCCTCAATCATCGTAGCGATGTCGTGGATGCGGTTGAATTCAGGAATGACCTCGGGCAGCGGCTCTCCAGAACGGGCTGCAGGTCGGGGAGCGACAGGAGGCCTGCTCAATGGAGCAGCTGCCTGCGGCCTCCAAGGGCACAACGCCTCGCCATTCGGCTTGAACTCTTCCCAACCCTGCCAGATTGCCAGCAGTTGGCCAGGCAGATCTGGCAAACCGCTAGCGTCAGGCGCCTTGCGCCAGGTATACGGCTTGCCAGTCCCCGGGTGGATCGATGGGGGCAATACGTCCTGCACTAAACCGGCGCGAAGCTCGAACACAGTGAGCTTTTTGAATGGCTCAGC